GAAAATGGGTACGTAAAACTGACAAAAGAGCTTATGAGATTAAGCGGGGAATCTGAGAATGAAAATGAATAAGCTAGATTATGCCGTTATAATCCCCACGCATGGTAGATATGATAGAGTTTTTACAATAGACAGCCTTAGAAAATCAGGATATACAGGCGACATTTATTTATTATGCGATGATGAAGATAAACAGCTATATCAATACAAAGAAAAATATGGCGATAAAGTTATAGTCTTTAGCAAAGATGAATACATTGGAAAGTTTGACAAAATGGACAACTTCGGCAGCAAGGCTTGTGTGGTATATGCCCGCAATGCTGTTTGGGATTTTGCAAAAAAAATAGGTTTGAAATATTTTATAGTTTGTGATGATGATTATATGGCGTTAGAATATCGCATTACAGCAGACGGAGGGTATTATGCTAAAAAGATCAAAAATGCTGATGGGGTTTTTGCAGCATACGTCAACTTTTTAAAGACATCAGGCGTTGACACTGTTTGCTTTGCACAGGGTGGAGATTATATCGGCGGGAAAGATAATAGCAAGGTGAAAAACGGATTTAAGGTCAGTCGAAAAATGATGAATCTTTATTTTTTTAGCGCAGACAAGCCGATTGAGTTTAAAGGCACAATCAATGAGGACTTAACCAGCAGCGTGACCGAAGGCCAGCGAGGACAAATTATTTTAACATCTCTAATGAGCAGCGTGGATCAAAAAGAAACACAGTCGAACGCCGGAGGGTTGACCGATATTTACCTAGAGGTCGGGACTTATGTAAAGTCTTTTTATTCGGTCATGGCTGCGCCGAGTTGCGTTAAAATCGCAAGCATGGGCGATACCCATTTAAGGATACACCACGAGGTGCGCTGGAAAAATGCAGTCCCTAAAATTATTAGAGAGGCTTAACTATGTCAAAACCATTGCACCAACCAACAGAAAAAACGAGAGCTGAAATAGTTGCCTTGCGCTCTTACGGTGTACCTATTAAAGAAGTTGCGGCATATATCGGCATAGATGATAAAACGCTGTATAAATACTACAAAGACGAATTAGACAACAGCGCAATAAAAGCTAATGCAAATGTTGGTAAGTTTTTATACCAAGCTGCAAGCGGTCAGGCATTAACTACAGGCGCAAGTTATAGCGATTGTGTAAGGGCTGCAATGTTTTGGGCTAAGACGCGCATGGGATGGAAAGAGACAAACGTACAAGAAGTCAAAATGGCAGACGAACCCATTGCAAAAGTTACAATAGAGGTCATTAGTGCGAACGCTAAAGATTCAAGCGACTGAGCAGCAAGCGCGATTTTTAGCACTAACAGCAAAGTATAGGCTTTTTTGTGCGGGGTTTGGTGCTGGAAAGTCTGAGGCGATGGCAAACGCGGCAATGATAGACGCTTGCGAGTCAACAGATACGCTCATTGGGCTTTATGCGCCGACTTACGATTTAGTACGACTCATATCCGCGCCACGCATCACGTCAAAACTCACCCAACACGGCATAGCACACAATTACAACAAGTCCGAAAACGTAATCTATACATCCGCGCCTCGATTCGGTGACTTCATTTTAAGAACACTTGATAATCCTGAAAGGATTGTCGGTTACGAGACTTACAAAGCGCATTGTGATGAATTAGACACACTACAAACAGAACACGCACGACACGCATGGAATCAAGTCATAGCGCGTAATAGACAGCGGCCTAATGGCATTATTGACCCATTTAATCAAGCAAGCGCATACACCACGCCCGAAGGTTTTAAGTTCTGTCACGAGCGATGGGTAGCAAAAAAAACAGAAAGCTACTCAATCGTACAAGCCGCTTCATATTCAAACCCATTTTTACCGCCCGATTATATCGACTCCTTACGCGAATCCTACCCTGCAAATTTAGTCGATGCTTATATTGAAGGCCGTTTCGTCAACTTAACAAGCGGTACTATTTACAACAATTACGACCGCGAACGCTGCAACTCACACGAAACAATCAGAGAAAACGAGCCGTTATTCGTCGGGCAGGATTTTAACGTGGGCGCAATGGCTTCGACTATTTACGTCAAACGTCCGAACGGATGGCACGCAGTTGACCAATTAACAGGCGTTTATGATACGCCTGAACTCTGCAAAGTCTTAAAAGAGCGTTATCAGGGTCATAAAATAACGATATACCCCGATGCAAGCGGCAATAGCCGAAAAACAGTAAACGCTAGTGAGTCGGACATATCACTGTTAAAACAAGCAGGTTTTACGGTTAAAGTTAATGCACAAAATCCACGGGTTAAAGACCGTATTTTGTCAGTTAATGGCGCATTATCGCAGGGCAAATTGTGGGTTAATGCTCGCAAATGCCCTGATGTTGTTTCGTGTTTAGAACAACAGGCGTATGATAAAAACGGAGAGCCTGACAAGCAAGGCGGATTCGATCATCAAAACGATGCGACAGGTTATCCAATTGTTTATGAAATGCCAGTACGCAAGCCAGCGTCAAGCGGTATCGCTATGAGTATGTTTTAATGACTATCACTACAGACAGCACATTGCGCCATGAATTGACAGTGTCAAGATTAGTCACTGGCATTGTACAATCTCGCATCATGCCGTCATACTTAGATTTATCAAAAGCGGTCAAGGCTGCATTAGTTGACTACGAGCCAACGATGAGCCGTAAGGATTTTGATAGATTTAGACAGCGTGTAGGTTTGCTTGTCAGTGAAAAAATGGCTGAAATGTGGGATGGTACAACGAATGATTTATTTGACTTGGCAAAATATGAAGCTGAGCATATCGTCGGTGAGTTATCAGGAGCTACAGCAGTAAGTGAAGCGGCAGTAGCTAAAGCCGTCAACGCCCCGATGGTGTTGGCAGGTGCAAAAGTGGCACAGGTTGGCACATGGCGCGAATATGTTGCAGGTGCAACGAATAGCACACAAACGAGAATTATTGATAACACGATACGCCAAGGCTACGAAGTGGGCGCGACTGTAGCAGAAATGACTAATAGGCTTGTAGGCACTAAAGCAAATAATTATTTAGATGGTTTAATCACAAACACAGGGGCGCGTGAGGCCGAGGCATTAGTGCGTACTGGTGCAAACCACTACGCAAACGCGGCGCGTGATGTTGCGGCACAGGCTAATAGTGATTTAATTCAAGGCCGTATTTTTCTCGCAACTTTCGACAATCGTACAACATTGACGTGCCGACACTTTGGAACGTTGCATAAAATCTACGAATTAGACGACCCATCCACGCCTAAACCACCTTTGCATTTTGCGTGTCGGTCTGTGTTGTCCATCGTGCCGATTGGCTTTGACCCGTTCGACGGCACGCGGGCAGCAGTTGGTGGGCAGGAAGGCGAAACAGCAGAAGAATTATTCAACAAAAAGAATGATAGACTCGATGCTAGACGCGAAAAAGCAGATGCTCAACGCGCACAGGGTCAAGCAGACGTGAAAGAAGTACCGAGCAAGGTAACGTACTCAGGCCGAAAAGATTCGTCTATTTTTAACCCTGGACAGATTGACAGTCACACAACAATGGATGCTTGGATGCGTCAACAGCCCGATTGGTTTATTGAGTCATCACTGGGTAAAAGTCGTGCTAAACTATTCAAAGATGGCGGCCTAACATTAGATAAATTCACCGACATGAATGGCAAGCCATTAACACTCAAACAAATGAAGGCGTTAGATAGTTATGACGCGGCATTTAGGAAGGCTCAACTATGACATCACTTAAAAATCAGCATCCCGATTATTTAACCGCCGCGCCTGATTTGTTTTTAGTGCGTAAATTTGTTGAAGGCGAGGCCGCAGTAAAACGCGAAAGCTCTACGTTTTTACCGCACCCAAACCAACTGGAATGCAATACGCCAGAGCAAATTCGACGATATGAAGCATACAAAATGGGTGCTGAGGTTGAAGATTTTCCAGCGCGAACATTAAACGATTTACTAGGCGCAATGTTTAGACAGCCTGCCGTGTTTGTGCCGCCTGTCGGCATGGAGTATTTAGTCGATGATAGCGATGGCGACTGGCTATCATTACAAGCATCAATAGAGTTGACAGCTAGAAACTGTTTACAAGTTGGCTATCATATTTTGTTGGCAGAGTATGACCAATTGCCCAGTGGTTTAGATGTTGAATTGTCTATAGCCGATAAAGCCGCATTGAATCAAAAAGCGTCTATTAAACACTACCCACGCGAATCATTAGTTGACTGGTCATTTGGTAAAATTAACGGACGACTGACACTAACATTCGTAAAATTGCAGCACAATGAGACGCGAAAAGATGAAAAAGGTGTTTCTTTTAATGCAACGGTTTGCTTAGAGCTTGGTATTGATGAATTTGGCTACTGGCAAGAGCTAGAAGTATACAAAAACGGCTTGGAGGTTTACGAGTCGGCAGAGCGCGTTTATCCGCAAGCCAACGGTAAAAACCTAACATACATCCCCTTGGAAATAGTGCAAAGTGAACGCATGATTGCAGGGCAATTACCTATTCAGGCGGGTTATATCGCGCCGTTATGCTACAAGTCACACGCACGTTATCAAGTAAGTGCAGATTTGAAAGAACGCCTAAGAATCTTGCAAGACACGTCATATTCTAGCGGTTGGGATGAGAGCAAAAAGGAAGAGTTTAATATCATCAATGGTCGCAAGTATTTTGCAATGGGTGCTGGTGTTCACAACTTTTTGCCTGACGGCGTGACAATGGATATCTTGAAGCTCACGGCAGACGGTGACGCGCTTTTCAAATATATGGAAGAAAACGCTAAACAGATTCGGGCGATTGGTGGGCGTTTTGACACGCAAGACAAGAGTCAAGAAACGCTTGGTGAGGTTCAAATAAAAGACGCTAACGAAAAAGCAGTATTAACGCTTTTAGCTAACAACATCGAACGCGCTTACAAGAATATTATCGCATATTGTAGCGAGTTTGAAGGCTTGACGCTTATGCCGTCAGATGTTGAATTGACGCTTAATCGCGAGTTTACATCGACGAAACTGACAACAGAAGAAGTTAAAAGCATTCGTGAGTTAGTGCTTGATCGCTTAATGACTCCAGAAATGGCTATTGAAAAACTAATCAAAGGCGGTTTTTTAGTTGGTGAGGCTCAAGACATTATGAATATGATCGAACAACAAGGCATTGCGCCCATTGTACAAAAGTAGTATTTTAACTGTTATGATATAACGTCACATCAAAGGTTTTGATTATGATTGAAGTCGCTAGTTTAGATGTTATCCCCGAAGGTTTTCGCGGTGACTATGTTGAAGTTGAAAAGGATGGAAAAAAGATTTTTCAGCACAAGGATTTTGTGACGGTAATTGGCGCAATGAAGCGTAAAGGCGAGGAAAGAGACGCTCTCGCTACTGAGTTAAAAGGATTTAAAAGCCAAGAGTCTGTAAAGCAGGCAGAAGCCGAAAAGAAGGCATTAGAAAAGTTAAAAGCCGAAGGCAAGATTGATGAAATCTTAGCTGATAGCGAAAAGCGACACGGTGAAACGATTAAACAGTTTGAAGAACGATTAGCCAAACGCGATGCAATCACAATCAAGAAAGCACGCGATGCGGTCGTTAATGAATTGTCAGCACTGGCAACAGAAGCTGGTGCTAAAGCATTTAAGAAACTTATCAGTGACCGGGTGGAATATGACCCAGAAAACGATAAGTACAATTTCAAAGATGAGGACGGCGGTGCAACCTCATTGGATTTAGAAGGGTTTAAGGCGGACGTAATGAAGTCTCAAACCTACGCAACTATGATTAAAGCTCAAACATCGAGCGGAGGTCATGGTGCAAACGTTAAAACTGGTGGCGGTGCTGCTAAAACAACGGGCAACTTAGGCGGAGACCGAAAACAACGGGCAGCCGAGTTAGCTAAAAGATTCCCTGAATTAGCGAGTAAATAACCATGTCCTTAACTCAAATGCAAGTTTTTAACCAGTACATCATGCCAGCCACTATTGAAACATTGGCGCAAATGATTAGTAAATTTAACGAAGCCTCACGCGGCGCAATTCGCTTAACAACTGCTGGTTTTGATGGTGACTTTTTGCAAGAGTCTTTTTTTGCATCAATTCACAGCGCACAACGCCGTGTTGACCGTTACGCGTCCAACGGCACACCGTCTGTTACCGATTTAACACAATTAAAACATAGCTCTGTAAAAGTAGCAGGTGGATTCGGCCCAATTCGTTTTGAGCCAAGCCAATTAACTTGGTTAAGTAAGCCAACTGCCGAAGGTATCGAAGTTGCGAGCCGTAACTTTGCAGAGGCTTTGCTTAAAGACCAACTCAACACCGCTATTGCCGCGTTAGTTGCTGCAATTTCTAATCAATCAACAGCTAAAAATGACGTTAGCGCAACAGGTGGTATTAATTACGGTGCAATTAATACGGCTCATGCTTTATTTGGTGACCATAGCCCATCGTTAGTTGCACAGGTTATGACTGGCCAAGTTTACCATAAGTTAATCGGCCAAAACTTGACTAATACGCCTCAATTATTCCAAGCTCAAAATGTCCAAGTTGTTGATATTTTGGGTAAAGCCGTGATTGTGACTGATGCGCCGTCATTGTACCAAACTGGTACACCTGATTTGCAAAAAGTTTTATCATTGGCTGATTCTGCCGCGATTGTGTTTGATGGTGGTGATGTTATCTCTAACATTCAAACCAATAACGGCAAAGAGCGCATTGAGACTACGATGCAAGTTGACTACACGTTTGGTTTATCGCTCAAGGGTTACACTTGGGACGAGTCAAACGGTGGCAAGTCTCCTACAGATGCGGAGTTGGCCACTGGCTCAAATTGGGACAAAGTTGCAACAAGCATCAAACATACAGCAGGCGTTATCACCATCGGTGATGCCGCAGAAGACTAACAACATAGGGGCTTAATTGCCCCTTTTTTGAGGGTTTAAAATAGGAGTGAGCAATGACAGTAACAATCGGTTATACAACAGACGATGATTTTATAGCTTTTGCTCTAGCGCGTGGCGTAACTGTCACAACGCCTAACGCTTCGATTTATCTCACCAAAGCCTTTGATTTTATGGAGGCGCAATGTTGGAAGGGTCAAAAAACGGATTACGCACAGGCTAATGATTGGCCGCGTAATGGCGTTTATGTTGATTATGTTTTGTTAGATAGTGCTACTGTACCTGTCGGCATTGTTAAAGCGCAGCACGTTGTCGCATTATCAATTGCGAATGGTTTTGACCCATTAGCGACAGTAGAACGTGCGGTTAAACGTGAAAAAGTAGATGTATTAGAAGTTGAATATCAACCGAATGCTTCTAATGCGCCAATTGCACGGTCTATCAATGCCGCCTTAGCTGATTACATTGAATCGTCAACAGCAGTTATGAGGGTGTTGTAATGGGTATCAGTTACGCTAATTTAGCCGCATTATCTGAGCGATTGATACGCGAAAATGGCCGTGATGCTTTGCTTATTAGTGAGA